CTCCTTTCTAAGTTTTGGGAGATTATCATAACAATAACCCGCCTACACATACTTCCCTACACTCCAACCATACTCTGGTGACACGCTTGAATTCTCATACAAAGATATTAAATATGAATCTGATAATTACAAACTTTATTTCCTCTTGTAAACACCTACTTTCTAACTTTTCCAAAGCTTCTGATCTGACTGCAGGTAAGTGCAAAAACATTTCTCTTTGAAAACTGTGAATTTTATCTTGTATAACACAACCTTCTTCCTTCGTTTTGTCCAACCATGACAAACCTGAATATAAAGTTTCAATTTCTAACGGACACATAATACGTTTTAACTTTGGCATAAATCTAAAGTGTCGTTTTAAAAAAGTTACATCTTTCATATCATCAAAAGGTTTAATTATCTCTTTCTTATCGGAGGTTGTTAAATCCATTCCTATACTTTTAAAGAAATCGCGCATCGTGATAGCATTCAAAAAGCTCGCCTGAGCCTCATTTTTAACTCCATTCAATTTATCATCTCCATACACGAAATCTACTATATCATTTTTAAAACTAAATGGACTAGGGTGACATTTATTTCTTTTCATTTCTCTATAATACCACATACTGGTAAAACATCTATTTATTAAACTATTAAAAATGGCTGTTAAAAAACTGCCCGATGGCATTGAGTGTGTAGTAATCCAAACATCATCATTAACTACTACAGGACAATTTATCATATTTAATAAAACGAAACTCGCAATCTTTTTATCTGCTTCACTTCCTTCAACAAATTCCATTACAACATCATGCAAGGCAAATTGAACAGGAGAAGGCATACCTCCATCAAATTTTTTAATATCTCCACCCCACACCGCAAAACATTCTTGACTTAAAGTATGATATAATTTATCCCATTCCTTATATGGATTTACTCCTATCATAATTTCATTGAAATCTCTATTTTTTACTATGTGCGAAACTAAATTACCAAAATACTTCTTCGTTAAATATTGTATATGAATTCGCGATATTCTAAAACTTCTGGGACAATCAACCTTTTCTTCATTGCGTATCTCATCTTTAAGAGTTTCCTTCCACAGTAAATCTTCTAAAATAACTTCTCCAGAGACTATTCGTTGTTCCAAATCATTAATTTCTATAGAAAAGTTATCTGTCATACGCCCATTTTCAAAATCAATATATTCTTCTTTTTTTAATTTACAACCATAACCATTGGAAGAATCTTTATTCATTGCTGCTAAAAATTCATTACCTAATATAATTTCTTTCTCGGTTAATTTATTAAAAGGCTCTACATATAATTTTATAACTTCTTTAGCAAAATGTAATTCCAATGCATCTATATCAGCAACATGAGTAAAAGATTTCTTAGCTATATCTTTAACTGTATGTCTACCATTCACACTCAAATTGGCTGGATAACGAGTAATAGGAAATACTTCATGTACCGCTGATGGGATCAAATTGGAACTCGAAGATGCACTAGCTTTTCCTTTAACATCCAATTTCATTCCACTAACGTTAGGATAATTTTTCTCAGATAACTCTATATCTAATAAAAA